TAACTTTATTGGCAGCTCTACTAATGCTTATAAAGAGATTTATCCACCTATTAGAGATGCAATTCTTAATGGAGATGATGTATCAGTAACTTATATTGATTATGATGGTGCAATAGTTTCAAATAAAGCTCAGGATTCTGTTATGAATGTATCTCAGGTTTCAAAGAATCAGGAGGATATAATGGATATCTTATCAACAGAAATCAAACATCTAAAAGCTGAAGTTAAAGCTCTTAGACAAGCAATCATACTTAGAGGCTTACAAGCTAAGTAGATCTTATGAAATTAAAATGTAATTCCTGTAAGGAAGTTTTAGAATTAATTAATAATGCTTTTGTTTGCATAACTAAAAATTGCAACAATTTTAAGAAAGTACAATCAAAGATAAAAGAGGAGGAATAGTATGTCAGATGAATTAAAAGATATGCTTGAGAGAGCTTTATGGACTTTTATAGAGGGCTTTATAGGAGCTTTAACTATTAGCCCAATAGTTGGTGTGGATGCCAATGCTTTGCAGATAGCTGCAATAGCAGGTGGAGCTTCTGCATTAAGTGTTATAAAGACTTTTGCAAAGAAAAAAATAAGCTAGAATTATATTGGAGATTGCAGCAATGCCTTTTCCTTTTAGTTACAAGTAGCACATAAAAAAAGAGGAGATTTGTATCTCCTCTTTTTTGTTAGCTGAACAAGTGGAGGTTGATATTAGGACTGCATACACTAAGGGGTATATGAAAGCTCTACTTGTTCATTACTAAGCTTAACAGTAGCTTGGTACAAATAATTAATTATTGTAGATTCTTGACAATATGACATTTTTTTTCTAATGTTAAAGAAAGATTGATATTAGGAGGTAAAAATGTTTTACACAATCTTATTTTTAACAACAGTTGGATTTATAACTGTTTTATTTGGATTGGCTTATCTAAGCCTAAAAGTAGAAGAATATTTACTTTATAGAAAGTTTGACTTTGAGTCCAGGCTTCAAAAAGGAGAGATCTTGCATAAAGGAAATATATTCAATGGCTAATGTATATCCAGAAGTTAGAAAGAATAAATTTACCTGGAGTTATAGATTTCTTTATTGGAATCAAGATATTCCAGAAGTGTATGAATACACAATAGATACAGATAAAGGTTTCCAGGTAGCTGAGTCAGCTGCTTGGGGAAATGCAACTTGGGATGGTTGCAGAAATATGAAATATATAGGAAGAAAGAAAGTAGAGGTTGATAATGGCATTTAATTTAGATAATTATGTCAAAGTTGATGAATTAATCAAGATAATGAATGAAAAATATCCAGAGGGAAGATTAGTATCTGAAATCTTGGATAATGGAGCAGATTATGTAGTTTTTAAGACTAGCTTCTTTGAAACTGCAGAATCAGAAGTGGCTAAATGCACAGGCCATGCTAGACAACAGAAATCAGATCATCAGAGTTGGTTTGAGAAATGTGAACAAAAATCCAGAGGCAGATGTTTGAGAGTTCTTCTGGGTACAGAGCCAACATTTGAAGAAATGGAAGATGTGCTTATAGAAGAGAAAACTACCTCTAAAAAGGCCTCAAATGAGCCAATAGAGAGTAATTTGAGCAAAAAAGTAAAACAACTAGAGGAAGAGGGACTTGTTGAGGATATCTCTCATAAGCAAACTGCTGTAATGGGTAATATTAAACAATTTGCTATGGATCTAACTAATCAAGATTTAGATCAAGCAAGAAGAATTACTGCACAAGCTTTTGGAGAGTTAGGTATATCTAAAACTGATGTTTCTATAAATAATCTTCAATCTATTAAAAATAAGATTCAAGATATAGTAACATTTTCTCAAGCTGAGGTTGATAAAGGAGAATAATGTCAGGTTGGGTACAAGTAGATGTATCTTTACTCAGAAATCCTAAACTCATTATGTTTGCTAGAACTAATAAGATTTCAGAGATGGAAGCTGTTGGAGCTCTAGTTAAGCTTTGGGCTTATTCTTTTGAATATGGAAAAAAGCCAGGTCTAATTCCTAATCCAGAATTATGCAAAGATATGATTTGGAATGGATTGGATCTGCTTAATCCAATGATTGATGCAAGATTCATAGATAAGAAGAAGAATGATTACTTTGTTCATGATTGGGAAGATAAATATTCTCAACTTGATTCTTATAGAAAGATGAATGCTCAAAGACAGAAAGAATATAGACAAAGAAAGAAGCAGCAAGAATCTGATAAAAAATATAAGGATCTTCAAAAGAAAATCTATCCAGATATTGCTGATGAAATAAAGTAATGTTATGTGTTATAACATTGTTACAACAAGTGATGTTACAGAGTAAGAGTAAGAGTAAGAGTAGAGTAAGAGTAGAGTATAGTAGAGAAGATATATATTAGGAAATTAGGAGGTTGAAAATGGGATTATTTGGAAGAATGAAGCCAGTTAGTGAAGTTGAATTGGCTTATTTAGAAAAAAATCTATCAAGTTTCAAGAAATTATTTTACATAATTAATTTAGAGGGAGAGATTTGTAGTCTCAATCCTGAATTTAATAAAAATGGAAATCTAAGAAAGAATATAGCAAGAATAAAGAAAATTTATAATTCTGATATTTTTATGGAGACTTGTAATTGTGATTTCAAACAGAAAGCACCTTTAACAAAGTCTGGAGTTCCTAGAGTCCATAAAAAATATGTGATGGACTGGGTATCATGAAAATAGTTGTAGTTAAATTCATTGGAGTTAAAAAGTATCTTATGAAAGATGAAGCAACTCAAGAAGATATTAAAAAGCAATTCACAAAAGATATTCAATCAGTTCCAGAGGCCTGGAGAAAGAATATTGAGCCTGTGATGTATGCAGAGGAAGAAGAATAATGTTAGATGTTATTCTTTTAATTGTTATCTTTGTAGGTTTAAATTATTTAGCTTGGTATCTCATTGATAAAGGTAAATTGTAATGAGATTCAAAAAAGAAAAGCATGAATGGACTTACAGATTGCAATGTGAAAATCCTAAATGTAAAGCTTCTTTTAAAGATAGAGAAGCTGATAGAAAGCATAGGTGTTAAATGATTGCTAATTGTTTAAAAGAAGAAAGCTGTCCTGGACATTTGACTGTCCAGGAAGCTAAAGATACTTTATCAAGTGCTGCATTTATGAATAGAGATTTAGATAAAGATGCAGTAATAGTTCCTGCTCAAGATTGTTGGAGATGTAGAAAAACTGATCAAACAATCATAGTTATTAGAAAAGATTGGCATACTTTTCAATGGGATTATTCAGGAACAGTTCAAGATATGTTTCCTTACTTATCTGCAAAAGATAGAGAAAAGATTATTACAGGAATGTGTGATAAATGCTTTGATGATTTGGATGTAGATTAATGAAACAAAAAAAAGATTTTAACCAGATACCAAAAAAAACATTTACAGGAATGGCTCTTTGGTATATGGTATGGACTTTAAAAATGAAATTAAGAAGATTTAAAAAATGATTGAACTTTTACTAACTTGCTCTTTGTTAAGCTCTGTAAGTTTTGAATTAGATACCATTCAAGATATTAAAAGAGTTTCACAACAATGTGAGTTAGTAGAGGAAGTGCAGGAGTGGATTCCTCTAATATCAGAACATTTCCACACAGAGGATGAAGCTCTTGCATTAACTGTTATGTATTGTGAAAGTAGAGGATATCCAAAAGCAGTAAATGTTAACAGAGATGGATCTCTTGATAGAGGATTATTTCAATTTAATACAAATACTGAAGCTTGGTTAGAAAAAGATATATTTAAGAGAGATCTAGATATATTTAATCCTAAAATAAATATAAGGACTGCTGCTTGGTTAGTTTTAAATGATGGTTGGCATCATTGGAATGCTTCTAAGCATTGTTGGGGAAAATATGATAAATCAGAATAATAGAAGAATATTTGAACAAGATGAGTATGATTTCTATGATACAAAAGCAAAAAATGCCTGGAATTATGTTTGTAGTGTTACAGGTTGGAGAAATCAAAAGGTTGTAGAAGATTTTAAAGAAGATGCAATTTGCTTAATAGATAATATTTATTACTACACAGAATTACAGGTTGTTGGTTATTGGCATAACTTTGGAATGCAGCTTCACAATGATTCTTATAGATTTAGCAATATGTATATAGCAGCTTCTAAGGTAAATGATTTAAAGAAGAAAGTCCTGGAGTTAGATAACACAATAGTAGGTAAATTAGTATTTTTTAATTGTGTTCCTAATGAGATGTTAACTTTTAATGTTGATGATTTAGATGAATCAATGATACAAGAGAGATATGGAGAATTAACTTATGTTATTCCTATAGCTACAACAAAGCATAGATATATAACAATAAAGAATATTATTGATCAGGGATATGATTTTCCTAAATGTGATTGTAAAGATTTTCATCCAGAGATACTTAAGAAAAAAGAGAGTAGAATTAAATTTGAAGCATTAGAAGAAAATATAAGAGGTTTTAATGGAATATGCTGCAGATGATATCAATATAGGCTATAGAACTTGCTTAATGTTTATAAATTCTGAGAATACTCTTATAGATAAATTATCTAATGTTACTGAGGTATCTCCTATAGATCATCAGGGAGGAGTTAGCTTTGATATAGTCTTAAAGTCAATGCCTACTTATGTTGAAATAACTATGAATAATAATGGAAACTTTGATATTTACACTAAAACTCTAAAAGGAGAGACAGAGTTTAAAGATGAAATTGTTGAAACTTTGTTAAATTTCTTGCATATATTTTATATCAATATGAAAGATGATGAAGATAAATTACTACAATCAGCTTTAGATAAACATAACTATAGGAAAGTGGCCAAAAAGATGCATTACAGGGAGCTCTTTGGAGATGATATATCAGGGAATTGAATACAAGAAGCATCAAAGAGTTAAATTTGTAATTCCTACTGATGAAAGAATAATAGATCCACAAACAGAACAAATTATCTGGAGATATGGAATAATTCAATTTTTTAGTAAAAAGACTAAATCTGCCTGGATTTTAGAAGATAATGCTAAAAAGAATATACAAATTTCTTTATTCTGCATTCTTCCTGTAAATTAATATTATGACAGAGAACAATGGCAATGGATACACTCAAAAAGAGATGACAGCCAAGATTATGCTTGATATAGAAAAGATTTTTAATAAGTTAGATGAACTTCAAAAAGAATTAAACACAAGACCTACTAGACAAGAGATTTATGGTTGGATTATTGCAGGTATATCTATTGCTACATTGATAACTATATTGATGTAGGAGAGAAGTGGCAACATTAAAAATAGACACTAAAACAATAGTTCCAATAATTGCAACAATGATACTTAGTGCATTTGGTTGGGTATTCAACTCAATAGAGGAAATTAAATCACATCAGAATGCTTGTGATGCAATGGTAATTGAAATGAATCAAGAACTAGATATGCTTGAAAGTAATTTTACTGAACTATTATTTAAGCTAAATGGCTAAATAATGCAAATAACAATATTAGATATAT